ACATCACATTAAAAAGCAAGACGTTGATCTTGAGGTAATCTTCTTGGCCCTCGACAGGCCAGAGGACGTAAAGAAGCTGTTGTCCCTTGAGCTTACAGGCATTTGGGTCAATGAGGCGCGTGAGATACCCAAGTCTATTATTGATGCATGTACCATGCGTGTTGGCCGTTACCCCTCAATGAAGGATGGTGGCTGCTCATGGACAGGTGTTATTTGTGATACCAACGCTCCCGAGGAGGATCATTGGTGGCCGATAATGTCAGGCGAAGTACCAGTGCCGGATCATATTGGCAAAGAAGAAGCCAAGATGCTTATCAAGCCAGACAACTGGCAGTTCTTCACACAACCAGCCGGGATGCGCGAAGAGAAGAACGAAGACGGAGATGTAGACGGATACGTTCCAAACGAAGCTGCAGAGAACAGAAACAATATGCGCAGCGACTATTATCCCAACATCGTTCAAGGCAAAACGAAATCATGGATTGATGTATATGTGATGAACCGGCTTGGCACTATCCAAGATGGCAAGCCGGTCTATCCTATGTTTGCGCCAGACATTCATGTAGCCAAGGAAGAGATACCAGTAGCATCAGGTATGCCTGTCTATATTGGCATCGACTTTGGTTTGACGCCTGCTGCTGTTATAGGGCAGAAGATTCGCGGTAGGTGGATGTTGCTGCAAGAAGTAGTGGCATTCGACATGGGGATCGTCAGATTTGCTGAAGTGCTGCGGCATGAAATTAGCACACGCTATGGCGATTGCGAGATCATAATCTTTGGTGATCCTGCTGGCGACTTTCGCGCACAGACTGATGAATCAACGCCGTTCCAGATACTTCGTGGCGCTGGCCTTAATGCAAGACCAGCGCCGAGCAATGATGTAACACTTCGCCTTGAATCTGTATCTGCGCCATTAACGCGCATGATCGAGGGGCTGTCTGGTTTATTGATAGACCAGCGCTGTCGTATGATTATCAAAGGGTTTGAGGGTGGCTATCAATATAAGCGCATGCAGGTTTCTGGTGAGCGTTATGCAGACAAGCCAGACAAGAACCATTTTTCCCACATCCATGATGCACTGCAATATATGATGTTAGGTGCTGGCGAGGGACGTTCAATATTGTCGAATGTTTCTATGGCTACAAAACCATTCCAAGCAACGCGAGACTATGATGTCTTTTCACGCCGACCAAAAAAGCGTAGACAGGGGTTATGGGCAAGGATGTGATTGTGCGTTGCATTTTGTGCAATCTTCCCTGTAGATCAAAGGGACACAACGAAAGGAACCGTTATGTGTGTATTCAGTCGCCCATCAACGCCGAGTATAACTCCTGACCCTGATGTCGAAATCGCGCGTGAAAATCAGGAAATGGAAGAAGAAGCAAAGCGTGAAAAGCGTAAGCAAGAGCAGCTTGAAGAAACTGTGCGCCGTGCCGGTGGTGGCAGTGGCGGCACAACTGTACCATCTCTCTTGACTTCGACACGCGGCGGCATTGGCTACTACGACGAGACACTCTGATGCATGATGAAGCAATCGTAGATCGTATGCTTAAAAAGTATGATCGCGCTAAAGGCAATCGTACTAACTTTGAATCTATCTTTGAGGAGTGCTACGAGTATGCACTCCCAATGCGGCAGAGCTTTTACCATGAGGTAGCTGGGCAGCGCCGCGATGATAAGATTTTTGACGAGACAGCGGTTGTTGGTGTGCAAGAATTTGCATCGCGATTGCAGTCTGGCCTTGTGCCAAACTTTGCTAGATGGGCAGACTTTATTGCAGGTTCCGAGGTTCCACCAGAACAACAAGATCAGGTGAACAATGAACTGGATGAGGTTACTGACTATGTTTTCGAGATCATCCAAAACTCGAACTTCGGGCAGGAAATCCATGAGTCGTTTATGGACCTCGCCGTTGGAACAGGTATTCTTCTGGTTGAAGAAGGTGATGCAATCAATCCGGTACGGTTTAATGCTATCCCTTTACCTAATGTGTACTTGGACACTGGTCCTGATGATAAGATCGATCACGTTTATAGAGAGCGCAGCCTCAAGATCAGCGATCTGGCTGTTGCGTATCCAAAGGGAGTTGTTGGCGAAAAAACCATAAGGACTATGCAATCTGAGCCTGACAAGAAGGTAAAGATTCTAGAGGTTGTTTGCCGCAACTATTCCGACCTTAATGAAGAAAAGTATGATTACTACGTCATCAACTGTGATGATCGTGAGATGATCTACTATGAGTTGTTCGAGGGCAGCGGCTCTAACCCTTATGTGTGTTTCCGTTTCAGTAAAGCCTCTGGCGAAATTTATGGCCGAGGTCCTTTGATCAACGCACTTTCTGCAATTAAAACTACCAACCTCACCATCGAGCTTGTGCTTGAGAATGCGCAGATGGCAATCTCTGGTGTGTATCAGATGGACGATGATGGCATCATAAACACTGATACAATCAACCTAGTTCCCGGTACTATCATTCCAAAGGCGATGGGGTCTGCTGGTCTGCAGCCAATCAAGAACGCTGGAAACTTTGATGTCGCAAATCTTGTTCTGAATGATATGCGCAATAACATCAAGCGTGCGTTATATAATGATATGCTTGGTGATCCTAACCGCACACCAGCATCTGCTACCGAGGTGGCAGAACGCATGGCTGACCTGTCTAGACGTATTGGCTCTGCCTTCGGTCGTTTGCAGGCCGAGATGGTGCAGCCTGTTTTGCAGCGTGTTGTTTATATTTTGAAGAAACAAGGCAGGATTGAAATGCCTGTCATCAATGGGCGTGAAGTCAAAGTGCGCTCCGTATCACCCCTCGCACAAGCGCAAGCAAATCAGGACATCAGTTCTGTTGCTCGCTACCTCCAGCTTGTCGGGGGGACCTTTGGCCCAGAGGTATTGAACCTCCTCATCAACAGTGAAGACACCGCATTGTATCTGGCTAAAAAGTTTGGTGTGCCGGATACACTGGTAAGAGACAGCGTGGAGAGACAGCAACTGCTGCAAGCAGCGCAGCAGGTTGCACAGGCGCAACAACAAGGTCAGATACCAGATGCAGAAACACTTGGGCTTAGATCAGTTCCCTCGTAAAAGAGAGGACGACGAAAAAATCTCCAAGGACATCAAGGCTCTTTTCTCAACACCTAATGGCAAACAGGTGTTGAAGTATTTGCGGTCTATCACGATTGAATCCGTGCAGGGGCCGCATGCCACTGACGCTGAGTTGCGTCATCTTGAAGGTCAACGCTATCTTGTTGGCCTAATATCTCGTCGTATAGATCATGCAGAGAAGGTAACAAAGAATGAACGAAGTAGCAGATAATGTGGAAGTAGCTGCCGAGCCAGCAACCGAAGCACCTGTTCGCCCTGAATGGCTACCTGAGAAGTTTGAAACGCCAGAAGCGCTGGCAACATCTTATGGCGAACTTGAAAGCAAGATTGGCCAGAGCCGCGATACTATTCGTGATGAATTGATGTCAGAGTTTGAGCAGGAGGCATATGCAAATCGTCCTCCATCGGCTGACGAATACACAATCCCAGAAGGCGTTGATGAATCTCTAGCTGTAGACAATCCACTGTTTCGTTGGTGGGCAGATCATTCATTTGAGAATGGCTACAGTCAGGAAGAGTTTGAAGACGGCATCTCGCAGTATGCACAGTTCCTTGCTAACCAAGGGCCAGACCTCGAAGCCGAGATGAAGAACCTTGGGGAAAATGCCACCGCTCGCATTGAGGCAGCAAATGCTTGGGCAAACAACTTCTTCCCAGAAGAATTACATGATGCCTTCTTGATGATTGGTCAGACAGCAGTTGGCATCAAAGCTCTTGAGTATATGCAGAGCCAGACCAAGCAATCACCAATGAATGGCACTAGCCAGCCAGCGCCGTCACTGACACTAGATGAAGTGCGCGCCATGCAAGCTGATCCTAGATATAGCGATCCAGTAAGAAGGGATAGAGCTTTTGTCGCCAAAGTTGATGAAGCCTACGCTAAACTCTACCCATCCTGATGTTCTCTATCGGGATGCTGACAAGGAGATTGTTCGCGCAACATCAGATCATGCAGCTTATCTACAGCATCATATGCGAGACGAAGATAAGTTTGAATGCTCGTTGCATGGCATATCTCCTTGGAAAGCGTTGCATGCACCGCTTGTCGTAGAGGGTGCAGAAACATGGACAGGTGTGTATCAAGGCACACCTGTTTGTATGTTTGGCACTAGCCCCATTGAAGAGCATTACGACTTTCGCATTGGCTCGATATGGATGCTCGGCTCTCCAATGGTTGAGACATTGTATATACCATTCTTGCGTTTAAGCAGATTGGCCGCTGATCATCTTTGTGAACAATACGATGTTGTTGAAAATGTAGTCCCACTCGAGCATGGCAAGACTGTCATGTGGCTTACATGGCTAGGCTTTAGGTTTTTCCCCGAAACAATAAAAATAAATGAGACAGAGTGTGTGCGTTTTGTGCGTTGCACTTCTGATCTAGATGTGACACTGGATTAGTACGGCCTGTTTCAAACTGACAGCCCCGACAGGGACAACTGGACGACGGACGAAACGGATAACCTATCTTGTAGTAACAACTCTTGAGGACTGAAAAATGGCGAATACGATTGATACCGCCTTTATCAAGCAGTTCGAGTCCGAAGTCCACATTGCCTATCAGCGTATGGGCAGCAAGCTGCGCGGCACTGTCCGCACCGCTGGTAACGTGGCTGGTAGCGTTGTACGCTTCCAAAAAATCGGCACTGGCACTGCTTCCACTAAATCGCGTAATGGCAACATCACCCCGATGGAGCTAACGCACACAACCGTCGAAGCAACGATGACTGACCACTATGCGGCTGAGTACATCGACAAGCTCGACGAACTGAAGACCAACATTGACGAGCGTCAAGCTGTGGCAACTTCTGCTGCTGCTGCTCTTGGTCGTAAGACAGACGAATTGCTCTACACAGCAATGGACTCTGGCGCTAACTCAACTCAAATCCATGACACTGGTTCTGCACTTGCAAAAGCAGACCTGCTGACTTTGTTTGAGACTTTTGGCACTGCAAACATTCCAGAGGACGGCAACCGTTATCTGGCAATGCATCCGAAAGGTTACGCCGATCTATTTGCTATCAACGAGTTTGCATCGTCTGACTTTGTTGGTGAGCAGAACCTTCCATTTGCTGGCGGCATGACCATGAAGGAGTTTCTTGGCTTCAAGATTTTCTCCACCTCGGCCATCACTGCTGGTAAGAACATGGCATATCACACTTCTGCTGTTGGCCTCGGCGTTAATGCCGATGTCTCTACTGAGGTGAACTATGTTCCCGAGAAGGCCTCGCATCTTGCAACCTCGATGATGTCGATGGGCGCAGTTGTCATTGATGACAACGGTGTCTACGAAGTCCTCGACAACAACTAATGGGAGTGAAACATGGCTTATAGTGCAGCAAATCTCACTCGTATTGGCGGCGCTTCAAACGGTGACCTCTGGTTTTACAGTTCTACTGATGCAATCGGTACTGTGAACACCTCTGGTTACTTTAACGATGCCGCAAATATGCTGGCTGTTCGTGACGTTATCATCGTTGTGGATACGAATACTCCAACCACCAACTTTGTTAATGTGCTGTCGAACACAGGTTCAGTTGTCGATGTCTCTGATGGCACGGCTATCGCTGAAACTGACGGCGACTAAA